CATATACTTTTAATTATATTTGATTTTTTATGAGAATCACTTATGGCGTAAATAAACCTATCCATATTTCAAACTGTTTTAGCTAATAATTCGTAAAAGTAATAATCTGGGATTATAAAAACTGTACCAGGTGAATTATGATCACCTTCAGCTGCTTTTTTCCACGCTAAGCAAAACGGCTTAGTCTTATCAGTGCATGCATCTCTAATAGTAAAATAACTAGGAGTATTCTGCAAATTTTTACATTGAATATTTATAGGAAGTTTACCGGAAGGATCAACAATATCTATTTTATTATTGTCAGCCATCCTATTCTAACCGGCTGCCCTACAACATTCAGTAAAACCAATATCTTTTAGTTTATTTACTACTTCAGATTCAAAAGCAGAACCCTTATTTTTACTTTTCTTTGCTCTATACCTTAATTTGGTATACTCATCCAGCCATTCAAAACATATCTTTTCTTTACCACCACAACCAGGTTTATTAGCTCTGATCTTAATAGCAGCAACAGAAATACCAGTTTTTTCTGAGGCTTCTTCTATAGAATTAAAATCTTCTGTATGACCATCTTTAAAAGTTGCTCTACAAGAAGTATTTAATTCAATCTATGTTCTTTTACCCATTTTATAAATTGTGTAATTAAATTAAGTGTTTTTTGTTTTCCGTTATACTTATAGAAATCGCTAATATCTTTTAATCCATATTGTTTAGGAATCCAAGTATAGATTAATTCGGGGTGATTTCTTTTAATCTTATTCATATTACTTATTCCCGCAAGATCACAATCATAAAAGACTACTATATATTTAAATCTCCTTTTTAATTGTTCTAATACCGAATCTGAAATAAATAAATTTTCAGAACAAGGTGCAATAGCAGGGATACCAAATTCATATAATAACATACAATCTTTCATTGATTTAGTTATTACCAACAGATTTCCTTTCTTCGGTAACATTTCAAATCCTTGTATCTTTTTTCCAGGCCAATTAGTGAGAAATCTAATACCTTTCTCTTTATTTAAAGGATAATAAATTCTCCATAATTCATTTCCATCCAATTTACCTCCATAATAACCAAAAGCCATTTGAGGATATTTAATTATAGAAAATAAACTATCGTTAAGAAATACAGATTTACAAGAAAATACTCTAAATTTATTTAGAGTTTCTTTAGAAATTCCAAAACTACTCCACCAATCTAATTCTTGTTGAGAAAATTCTTTCATTTCTATTTGAATTTTTGACATTCCTTCATCTATATACTTCTCAACCTGTCTTTTTACTCCTGGATTTTTATCTAAATTTGGAATATTTATAAGATTAAAATCATTTGCTATAATACGCAAAGCTTGATGATATGAAACATCGTGCAATTTCATTACTAATGAAATGCAATTATCATATTCCCCAGTAGCAAAATCATGTAAGCATAAAGTTCCTTTGCTATTTCGATAAAATCCGCAAGTAGGATTCTTATCAGAACGAATCCTACTGCAGATTAATTTTTTTGTAATTTTATCGATTCCTAAATAATAACAAAAGATTTCTTCTTCGGAAAGATTTTTAAATATAAAGTCTTTAGTTATGTTATCATTAATTTTAAATTCAAACATAACTTGAATTTAATTATAGATCCCCTAATAAACTATTAAGTTCTGCTTCTGTAGCATCAGTGATGTCACTATTATTAGAATTATTCATAGTAACATCTATAGCAGGATTCATATTAGTGGGCTTAGCATTTTCAAATTCTTGACGTTTCTTTTCTTCGCTTAAAGTGAAAGAAAGATCATCTTTAAGAGAAAGGAAATTGTTATTTACATAAGCTTCTCCATCTCTGTTTATTTGAGCATAATAAGGCAGACTTGCATAAATAACGCCTGCATTATCACGACCACAAAGTTTAAGATAACATTCACAACCTTTCTTCTCATTTAAAAGTTTAGAAACCATTGTTGCTACCTCTTTAAAGTTTTTGGCTTTGCCAATTACAGTTTTAAGTCTGTTAAGACCATCAGCATTTAGTACTCCGAGAATATGAGCAAAGAACATCATAGCTCTATCAGCATTTGAAGGATTTTCACCACCCCAGTTGTTAGGAGTACGTTCTATATCTTTTCCAGATGTGGAAGGGAGGAAAAGATTTTCTTCATAGTATCCATGTTCACCTTCAAAACGAACTTTCAAAATATCATAATCTTGAGAAGTTTTTTCTGAATGAAGTACATCTACTTTAGATTCAACAAATTTAACTTTATTAATAGAATAAGGTCTAAGACGTTTATCGGAAGCAACACCAGTGGTGTTAGCTATAACTGTACCAAAATTAAAATTTGACATGATTTAAATTATTTAATTATATATCACCTAATAAATTTTCAAAAACTGAACCATCTATCTCTATATCAGAATCTTCAGAAACTTCAGAAAAATCTACGTTTAAATCTTCTGGAAGTTCAACATCTGCAATATTTTCATCATTTACAATAACAGGTCCGTTATCACCTCTCATAATAAATGTACCAGGTAAATCGTTATTAACTTCTATATCAAATAGAGTTCCATATGTAGATAAAGCATCATGATTAGCGCCTCTACAAGCAACAGTGAAACTCTTAGTTAAACGATTACCGTCTTTAATTTTAAATGCAGTGTTAGTTCCAATTACTGGAACCATTGTTCCATTAATTTTACGCATTTTAATAGTAAGCTTATCTTCAGGTTCAACACCCATAAGAGCAACAGCTGCACTATTTAATTTATATTTATTTTCTTCAAGTGTAATCTGAGGATTAGGATTTTCATCTTCTTTCTTTTTAGTTGTTCTACTTGAAGTGGTTTTCTTTGCTGCTGTGAATCTTCTTATTTCACCTGTTTCTACATTAGTTGCAACAAATTCTCCAAGTTCATCATCGAAAAATAATTTATACTCAGTTAGCATCGTTATATTCCTTGATTTTATCAATTACATAATTAAGATCATTATCTATATACTGCTCGTCAAATAATCCCATTGGACTTTTTGCTGTACAAGTGCCATCAGTATTAGTAATAAAAAGATATTTTGTACTATTAGTTTCTGGATCAACCTGCACAGTAGTAAAAAATACATAAGTAAATAAACCCTCTAAAGTAATTACGTTATCTAACATTTTACCTTGAGTTTTAATTCTAAAATAGGGATTTAATTTATCTCCATCGTTAGTACTGTGTGTAATTACAATAAAAGATAAATCATCTCTAAGACTCATAGCGGTTTTAAGAACTTGATAAGCGTGTTGAGCAATTAAAGTAAACTTATCGTAAGATTTTTGTTCAGCTTTATCCATTGCTTCAAAGCCCATTATATATTGAAAGTCATCAAACACTATATTTTTAATATTGAGCATTTTAGAATCTATGAGTTTCAATACTTTTATAATATTTTCTACATTTGAACTAGTATAAAAATTGCCTTCAAAATTACCATCTTTAATAGTAAAATTAGGATATTTCTTTTTGCTTCCAGGTATTCCAGGTCTTTTACCTGTGGTAGATATTATAAAAGTTTCATCGGGATTTAAATTTCTAATTGAAGTTGTCTTACCGGTCCCCGATTCTCCGACAATTGCTATCATTTCAGCCATTATTACATTTTAAATTTAAAATTACTAAAACTTGTACTACCTATTTCTTTATCTAACTCACCTTTAAGTATGTAATCAGGATTAGTGTACTTACTATAATCATTGATTTCATTAGAACGAACCAACTCTTTCCAATATCCGAATCTTCCAAAGAAGTTTACTCCAACTTCTACATTTGAAGATCCATCCCTCGACTTTTGAACAGTAATAACTCTAAAATTATCTTCTAATTGCTTAATATCATATCCTCCATAAGAAGCCAATTTTTCTCTAAATGGATTAAAAATTGAAATAGCTACTTCACAATCTTGTGCTGGATTTCCAGAATCTTTTATATCATTTAGATTTAAGTTATTTAATCCTTGCTTACGACGCTCTATGTCACCAGACGCTCTATTAATCTGCATAATGACAACAGGACTAATCTTACAAGCATTTCTTAACATAACTAAAATTCTAGAAACCGCATCTATTTCATTCTTTAATTCACTTGCTTTTGCTTTTAATAAACCAATATGATCTATAACAACTACATGTACTAATTCTGGGTTGTTGGGTGTATAATTTATTTCTGCTTCGTCTCCACTTCCAGAAATTTCTAAAGTGCCTGTAGTTCTTAATTCTGCAATTAACTTATTATATAAATAACTTGAATTACAAGTTTTATCATAAATAGTAAGTACTTTAAGAACCTTTTCTAACCAAGGAATACACTCTTTAATTAAATTATAATACTCATCACAAAGTATAAAGTTTTTTCTTCTTGAAAAAATCTCTTTTGGAGAAAGTTCAATTCCATAAGTATCAAAAATA